TCTCGACACGGGCCTGATGTATACAACGTGGTACACAAACAGGGACGCAAGGTGGTCATAAAATGTTTACAAATGAAGAGGTGCAAAACCCTTGCAATTCTTCTAGTTTAAGAGTACAATAAAACCATGAAACACAACAGCGTTTCAAATACCGAACATCAACCACTTACAAACAAAGGAGATAAGACCCATGAAATGTTCCATCAAGTATGTTCTGCTCACCGCTGTTAAAGCCAAGAAGGTTTTTGACCTTCTTTTCATCGAAGCGCACAATGTCCGCACCTGTACTGAGTGTGCCAAGCTGGACGGCTACAAAGTTGTAGCCAGCAAGGCCGGGACGAAAGTCTTCGAGATGGACGCTCTCGATGTGACCTATCCGAATATCCTTTCTGAGATGTGCGTAGCCGTTCCGGCAGACTTTGCATGGAACGACCTGCACAGCAAGCTTGAAGAGACGGGCGAGAAACCTGACGACGAAGAGCCGGACGTCGCCCAGAAAGAAGAGGTAGACAATGCCTGATAACTGCACTGCCGGTTGCTGTGTCCCGGCCAACGTGTCCTATGTCCTCTTTTATGAGGACGCGGCCCAGAATATCTATGGGCTGGTGTATGACAAGGACGAAAACCTTTCGAACATCGTCTCCGGTGTGGGCCGCTTTGACCCTGTTCCCATTACGGCGTTCGAAGAGGGCGCAAGACACGGCTTTCCGTACAGTCCCGCGTGGAATCCCTGCTGTCATGAAAACAAGACCATGACCCAGCTGGAAGCGGAGTTAAAAGCTCAGAATCATCTCATCGCAACGGTCTACAACGACCATCTCAAGCCCTCTGCGCTGTACCCTGCAAACGCCGACCCCGTGGGGAAGCAGTTCCTCAGTCGATGGATTTTCGGTTGAAGGGGGTACAGAATCATGCAGGACATTAACAACAAACTTGCCGCAATCGTCGAGCTTCTGACGAAGATACTCACCGCACAGGGCAAGACAAACGAACTGCTGTATACCGTCATCGACAAGCTGGACACGATACACGCGGCCCAGAAACTTTAATAAGGAGATTATGCTATGGCTACTTTTAAGAAGAATCGTTCGACCGTCGCCGCCCCCGAATATGACGAGAAGCCCAAACTGAACATCACGGGGGCGACCGTCAGCGGTTGTCGTTTCCTCAGTGACAAGGTGATTGCATTTACCCTTAACCTTCCCGGCCTTGCCCTCTATAACATGAAGGTTATTGACGGCAAGAACGGCGCGTTCGTCGCACCCCCTCAGAACAAGAGCAACAAGTCCGATAAGTGGGTTGACGCCGTCGGGGTGTGGCTGGACAGTGCCGACGAAGACAGCATTGCACAGGCGGTTATCAACCACGCAAAGCAGGCAGGCGTCCCGGTGGACTGGAAAACCCGGCATGAGGTGTGACAATGGGAAAGCGTAACAGAGACGTTACGCTTGACCTCTATACAAAAGACGGCTGGGTGAATATCCCAGCCGTTTCTAGTTTAGGGGCATGGTGTAACATTATAATAGGTAAACGACAGGTGGGCAAGACCTACGGCACACTGTTATATGAGCTGACGAACGACAAGCCATTTCTGTATCTGCGACGCACCACCACAGAGTTTGACGCAATCACATCTGACCCACAATTAAACCCCTTCTTGCCACTCAAGAATGAAGGGTTTGATGTGGACATTGTGAAGAGCGGAAAGGTGACATACACAATCGGACAGTATGAGTATGAGGACGGGAAGCCGAAAGACTGCATTAAGAAATACGGAATCGGAATGACCCTTCCCAGCATCGCAAATATTCGCGGTTTCAACGGCTCTGCCTTTTATGATGTCGTGTATGATGAGTTCATCCCGGAAAAAATCGTTGTAAAACGCAAGGCAGAGGGCGACGCTCTTTTGAATGCCTATGTCACTATCAACGGCAACAGAGAACTTGAGGGCAAACCCCCGCTGAGAATGTGGCTACTTGCCAACGCTTTTGACATTACGTCGCCCGTGTTGGTCGAACTGGGTGTTGTAGATGAGATTGCGAAAATGGCAAGGACGGGCAAAGAATGGACGCTCACAGATAGCGGCGTTTTCCTCTGTATGCCGAAGTCTCAGCGAGTCAGTGAGAAACGCGCTCAAACAGCGTTCATGAAGCACATGATGAAAAACAAAGATTCAAAGTTCTATCAGATGGCAATGGAAAACAAATTCAGTTATAATAATCTTGAAGCAGTCCATCCGATGAGCTTGCGCGGCATGAAACCGGAGTTCAAAGTGGGGGATTTGTATTGTTATAAATACGATGATGCACACTATTACCTGTGCAGTTCCCCGCACCAGTCCCACGAAGTATACCCCGACACACAGGCCGGGCGAAACACTTTCCGGCTGGCTCATCCCTACTTCGGTTTGATGTTTGTTTTGGGTCAAGTATGGTGTGCCGATGTTCCGGCCCTTATCAAGATAAGAGACTATCTTGACATGAAGGAAGAGTGAGTGCTATTATAAAGGTGCGGGGGACTCCAAAAGATAAGCGCCCCGGAAAGGCGTGGAGTTGCATTCTTATCTTGCATACCCCCGCTTCATAGAAAGGAGTGGAGCAAGTGCTTCTGTACTCATATAGGACGGATGCAAACACGTTCGTTTCCCCTCACTTCAAAGTGAAGGAGTTTCACAGCAGGAAAGACCCCTGTGATACTGTCATCATCGACCCCCGTTTGGTTGACCTCTTGGAGAACGTCCGACGCCTGACCGGCAAGCCGGTACACATCAATAGCGGGTATCGTTCCAAGGAGTATAACCGAACTATCAAAAACGCTTCTCCGAAGTCTCAGCATTGCGAAGGAAAGGCGGCTGATATTTGGATTGAAGGTATCAGTCCTGAGAAGGTAGCCCAGTATGCAGAGTGCTTCTTGGGAGCGTCTGGGGGTATCGGAATCTATCACACGTTCACTCATGTGGACGTCAGAAACGGCAAGAGCCGTTGGAAAGGAGCTTATTAAATGAAACTCGATGACGTTCTTATGTTGGCTCGTGCGGGCTATTCGAAAGCCGACATTGCCGCCCTTCTGGGTAGCAATCCCGCACCCGCCCCCACGACTTCCAAGGCCGCACCGCTGACGGGTGCGCCCCCTTTGCCCGGTGACGTTGCAACAAATGTTACGGCTTCTGCAAGTTCGTCTGCCGCCCCGTCCGCGCCGGACTGGGGCGCTATGGCTCAGAGTATCGCCGCACTGACGGCGCGGCTGGACACTCTGGCGACCCCCACGGCGGGGAGTCTGGGCGGGGATACTGCCGACGCCGTGTCTGTCGATGACATTATCAGGGCGGCTATTACGCCCGCGACACCGGACGCCGCGCCGGACTTCTCGAAGGGGGTGTAAACCGTGGCAAAATCCAAGAACAATATGCCTACTCTCGCCAAAGCCGATGTGTTCCGTCCGAAGGACGTGTATACTATTGTCAATGCAGTCTTGCAGGACGTCACCGGCCAGCGGGCTATCACCGCCGTGGATACTTCTTCCTTTATCAACGTCGGCCAGATGTGTCTTGCGAAGAGCAAAGAAGGGACTTTGCAGGCCCTTTCCAACATGGTAGCCCGCACCGTCATCGACAGCCGCGCGTACACGGGCCGCTTCACTTCCATTGAAGTGAGCCGGCAGGACTGGGGGTTGTTTATGCGGAAAATTGCCTTCTTCGCGGGCGAGTTCGAACAGACCGACTTCGTCAACACCCAGCAGAACCCCGATACTCTGGTGGACGGTAACAGCCTTGATATGTACAAAATCAAGAAGCGTTATCCGCTCGAGATGTGGTATGGCGACCAGAAGACTCTGAACCAGACGTACACCCGTTTCCTTGACCAGCTCAACACGGCTTTTCAGTCCGAGTCGGAGTTCTCCGCTTTTATGCAGGGTATGGCCGTCGAGATTCAGAACGACGTGGCCCGCTGGAAGGAGATGGAGAACCGGCTGTGCGTCATGAACTATATTGGCGCAATCTACAACACCGGCAAGCCGGGGAGCAAGGTCAATCTTACCGCGGCTTTTAACGTGGCCCGCAATACCGCCTACACTACCCATGAGCTTCTGACTTCTCATTTGCAGGAGTTTCTTTCCTTCTTTGTGAGCCGTCTGGAAACGGACACGGCGCTTCTGGAAGAGTCCACTGAGCTTTTCCACCTGACGCCCCGTTGCACCGATGACAAGGGGAACACCCTGCATCTGTTCCGGCACACTCCCAAGAGCGAGCAGAAGCTTCTTCTGTACCAGCCCCTCATTAACGACGCGAAGGCGTGGGTTTATCCCGCTATCTTCGGCCCGGGTTATCTGTCCTTTGGCAACTATGAGGGCGTCACCTTCTGGCAGAACATCAACGACCGCTCCGCAATCGACGTTGTTCCTGCTCAGTTCAACGTGACCACCGCCGAAGCAGAGCAGGGCCGGCCCGTCAAACTTGACTATGTGGTGGGCCTGCTGTACGACAAACGCGCTATGGCTACAACCTACTTCAAGGACAACGTGTGGACGACTCCCTTTAACACCCGTGGCGAGTATTGGAACATTGAGCATCACTGGAAGATGAACTACACTCTTGACCCCACGGAAAACGCAATCCTGTATTATATGGCAGACCCGGTCACACCCGGCCCGTAACCGCTGAACGCCCCGCCCCTCTGGGGCGGGGCTTATTTTATAGAAAGAGGTGATATAATGGCAGGCACATTCAATGGAGCTGTTCCCGCGCCCAGTGTTGAGCATGGGTATCATTTTCATTTTGGAAACGTCGAAAAGCGGCTTAATTCTACCAAGACTTTTGACTACGGTGTATTAAAGGATTTAGAGCGGTGCGACTTCAAAAAACCTACCAGCATGGAACACCCTGTTATCTACTGCACTATCAATTCCATTAACATTTCTCCGCAATGGAACTATTGCCACTGTGAAGAAACCAAATCGTTTTACTGGATTGATGATATTACCACCCTTCGGGCGAACATCTGGCAAATCAGTCTGAGCATTGACCCCCTTGCGACGTACCGGGAAGCAATCCTTAAGACCAAGACGTTCATTGAATACGGTTTCAACAGTGACGCAAGCGGGGCGCAGTTTCGTTTGCAGGACGCCCGGCAGAATGTCGCAAGAAAACCCACTGTTTCAAGCAGTGAAGTTGATACCTGTCCCGGCACAATTTCGGCGTCTGGTTGTTACGTTCTGTCAGCAGTTGGCAAAAACGGTTTACAGGCGTATGCTTTAAGTAGGACACAGCTGGCGAATTTGCTTACTGTGTTGTCTACAACGTGGCTTGCAGAAACGGCGGCTATGGTTAGGTGGGAAATAGCCCTTCCCCAGTTCATGAACAACTTACTTTTCGGCGGCAACGCAACGGAAAATATACGCTCATGCATCTGGATACCGGTAAACGACGGGCTGGTGGGAACAGGTGGCGGCTTAATTACGCTGGGGCAGTTTGATACTGGTATCACAGCCCCCGTCGTGAGTGCGAACAGCAATAAAGTTCACGTTGTCAATATCCCCATCCCGTGGCCCGCTGAGGACTGGAAACGGATGAATTGTCAGATTCAGTTGTACGTTCCGTTCATCGGCGTTGTGGGTATTCCGGTTGACCAGTGCAACGACGCGGCAAGCGTGACCGTGATAACAGCGTTTTCTTTTATTGACGGCGGTGTTTCGGTCAAAATACAGGCCGGAGACTATACCGTATACACCGGTAGTACGAACATCTCAAGCCCCTATGGTATCGGGTCAAGCAACTTCGACCCCGGGAAAGGACTGGGGGCGGCAGTAACGGCAGTTGGTGCGGCTATGACCTTTGGCGGGGGACTCTTCGCCGGTGCGGCTGTCGCCGGAATGTCTGCTTTGGGTGGAGCGCTCACCGATGGAGTCGCAGGCGGCGCAGTCGGTCAAGCCGCGTCGCAGGCCATTCAGCCCATCACACAGAGCGTGGGAAGTCTTACCGGTGCTTCTCAGGTGTATTTACCGCTAAAAGCAAAGCTTACCCTGCTATATTATCCGCCGATTGATGACCCGGGTTATCAGGGGTTGTATGGGTATCCGGTCATGAGAGTTGCAACGCCCGTTTCTGGATACTGTAAAACCCGTGATTTTAGCTGTCAGCCCGTGGGCGCAATGCCCGACGAAATAGCATATATCAACCGGTGTATGGACGCAGGCGTATTTATTGAATAAGAGGTGATTTATAAATGTATCAGTGTTACGACGGATTCTTTGACGGTGGTGTTCCATGTGGAACATTCATCAAGAGCATTTCCAACGATGCCCTCAATTACTGGGAGCGCTCCTTCTTCCAGAGGTGTCGTTCAATCATCGAGTTCGACGGCCTACCAGAGGCCGCACCCGGGCAAATCGGCTGGGACTACGACGCATTCATGTACCAGCTTTTCCGAATGGGCTATGTTGTTGTGTTCAACACTAAGAAGTATGGCATGGTGGTACAACCCGGGTATCCTTCGGGGTATGGCTTACAGTATCAGCCACGGGCAATGACCATTTCAACGCAGTTCTTCCAGTTCAACCGCCCCCTTGAAATCGGTACGGAATGCGGCGTTATCAAGCTCACCCCCGATTATCGGGGTATCTGGGACATTATCACCAAGTATGCCGTTGAGATGCAACACGCAGAAGTTGCTATTCGGCAGAGTGCCTTGAACTCCCGGTTTGCATATGGAGCGTTTGCTAAGGACGACAAACAGAAAAGAAGCCTTGAACTGATGTTCCAACGACTGGCGAACGGTGAGCCTGCTATTGTGGTAAATGCCGACCTCAGACGCCCCCTTGACGGCAAGACGGGTGAGGGCGGGGCTTATGAACTGCCCATCATGCAAATTGACCGTGACTTGTCGAAGAATTTTATTCTTCCTGAACTCATGGAGTTCAGAAGAACAATTCTCATGGACTTTTACCGGGAACTTGGAATCAAAGTTCAGCCCGACAAAAAAGAGCGGATGAACGTCAACGAAAGCGAAAGCGCGGACGCTGAGACATTCAACCGCCGTGAAGTGTGGAGAATCTGCCTTGAGAAGTCCCTTGATGAAGTGAACAAGATGTACGGCTTGAACATTAATTTCAAAATCAACGAACCAGAGCTGACCACAGAAGGGAGTGGAGAAGATGCCGCTTTATTACGGAACGCTGATGAATGAGCTGGACAGCGGCGCGAACCTTGAAGCGCTGTTGATGTACGACCATGACATTTTTGCAAACTTGGTGTTGCCCGTGGGGCTGGATAAAATGCAGGCTGTTTCGGCAATACGCCGCCTGCACGGGCTTGCCCCGTTGTACCACCCTGACCCCTTCTATATGAAGAATGAGATTTATTTCTGGTCAAAACAGCACTGCCCCATCTGGGAAAAGCTTTATGTAACGACGAAGCTTGAATACAATCCCATCTGGAACACCGAGATGAGCGAACGAAGCACCGACACCACGACCACCGACCGGGATACCAGCACTCAGAGCGACGCCCACAGCCACGGCGGGGCGACTGATACCGCTTCTGCCAACAGCACAAAAGGCGGGTGGAACACTGAGGACGGCGCGTACCATGAAGATACTGCCGCCGACGGCTGGAAAACCGACGACGCCACCCAGCACAGCAAAACCGTGCATGACGGGTGGAACAAGGAAGATGGACACTATCACGACAAAAACCTTTCGACGGCAGAGGGCGAAAAGACCCGGGACTTTATCGAAGATATTAAAGGCACTCTTGATAGCCAAGTCGATACTACTTCTCATACTGGCGTCGTGGGAACACGGAACACGAAGCACGACGAAACCATGACGGACACAATCGACACGACCAAAAACACCGTCAGCGATACCGAAAACAAACTGTCTGCTGAGAATGAAGCCACATATCAGCCCGACAACACCAGCCACACAGTCACCGACGAGAAGGGACATTCGGACGAAACCAAGAAAACCAACTGGACAGAGCACGAAGACACGACCCAGAACACCGACTTCACACAGGGCGTGAAGACCGACCAAGATACCACCCAGAACACCGAAAACCATGCATTCGAAACTACCCGTGATTTGTCCACATCCGATACCCACGGTGATACCCATTCGGCGGCGTCTGACAGGACGGTTGATGATACCCGTGCCGAAAGCATCTCGAAAGACCAACACGCCGACAAGGGAACTACCAAGGGTGGGAGCGTCAAGAAAAACCAGTATGACGACAGAACCCGGGATGAGTCCTTGAAGGACAACAAACACAATGAACACGCCGTATCACTTGAGACGGGGAAGGAGAACACCACCGTCACCGTGACACACGAATATAGCAAATCAGGCAACATCGGCGTCACAACTACCCAACAAATGATTGAAGCCGAAAGGGCCGTTGTTCTGTTCGATATTTATGCGAAAATCGCCGACGACTTCCACCGCACTTTCTGCCTTGACTGTTATTGACGGGGGTGTTAGAATATGAGTGAAGTGATAGCCGCCGTAATAACAGGAATTATCACCTTAACAGGCGTCCTCATTGCGAACAGTAAATCTCAGGCCGTCACTGATACCAAGCTGGACGAACTGACAAGAGAAGTCAGGGAGCACAACACACTTATTTCAAGAGTCCCTATTCTGGAAGAGCAACTAAAAGTTGCGAACCACAGAATAGCAGACCTTGAACGTGAAGTTCAGCATCTCAGAAGGGGGGTGAACACATGAATAAAATTAAGGTTGCTACTATGACCCGTACCGCCGTGTTGATTCTGGCTCTTGCAAACCAGATTCTTTCCGCTACCGGACACAGCCCTATTCCCGTGGATGATGCCCAGCTTGAACAGCTCATCTCCACCGGTATGACCGTGGGCGCGGCTATCTGGGTCTGGTGGGAGAACAACAGCTTCACCAAAGAAGCTATTGCCGCTGATAACTATCTGGAAAGCCTTATTGGCAGAAAGGAGAAATAATGAACTGTAATATGTATCCGGCATACACCACCCCGGGCGACCCTTTCCAGTATGACCTTAGGTGGATGGTAAGCCAGATTCAGTGCTTGCAGGCGCTCGTTGAACAGCTCTCGAAGGGACTGGACGCGAACAGCGGTAATATTGCCGCTCTGAATCAGGCCACGAAAGCCCTGACCGATGCACAGCACTGTATCGACAACCGGCTTAACAGCGGGGACTTTGAAGACGGGCGTTTCATCGAGTGGGCAGACAAAAACCTTCCTACGATGGTTAATGAAATGGTACGTTTCGTGTGGTTTGGGCTGACCGATTCCGGGCGCTTCTGCGCTTATGTTCCTGCTAACTGGAAGTGGCTTACCTTCGATACCGGTGCGGACGTCACTGAACCGGAGTACGGCCACCTCATTATCAAGTATTACTAAGAAAGGAGTTCTATCAATATGGCACATGAGAAAAATTGTCATCCGTTCCCCATTGAGCCTGCACCTTATGCACCGGGCGGCGAGTGTCATCCCGGCTGTCCCCCGCGTCCCCCGCGTCCCCCGCGTCCTGACCCCTGTTGCCCCCCGCCCCTGCCGGGCTGTGGGCCGTCCCAGTACGTCGGGGCGCGGTACGTCCCGAAGTTCGCTGACCCCATCGAGTGGGACATTGAACGGGGGTATGAGTCCCTGACTATCGTTGCCTATAAGGGCGAGTCCTATACTTCGAAGTGTCCCGTGCCGCCCGGCATCGACATTAAGAATGGACGTTACTGGGCGTTGACCGGTGCATATAATGCACAGGTCGAAGAGTACAAAAATCAGGTAAAAGACCTGTCGGAGCAGGTCACGGGGTTTGCATCTGATAACAAGGAGTTCCGGGAGAAAATCACCCAGTATGAGAAGGATAATGCAGAGATGAAAAACTCTGTCGCGTCCGCTGTCGCCCGGGTGGACGCTCTCGCCGAGCGCGTGGACAACGCCGACGCGGCTATCTCTGACCTTCAGGCCGGTCATGCTCAGACCGTGAAGGACATTGCGGCACTCGAAGCGAAGGACGCTGACCTTCAGCGTCAAATCACTTCCAACGACACGGACATTTCGGCCCTTCAGGCGAAGGACCGGGAGCAGGATGCACGGCTTTCTGCCATCGAGACGGTCAACGATGCACAGGCCGCAACTATCACCCAGAACACGCAGGACATCGCCCGGAACACCACGAACATTCAGGACAACGCGGCGAACATCGCCGTTAATTCCAAAGAGCTGGCGAAACACGCGGAACAGCTCAAAGACCACGCCGCACAGCTGACCGTTCTGCATAAGGAAGTCACCGACAACCATACGGCTATCGAACGGCTCACCTCTGTTACCGACGGACTCCGGGCCGACCTCACCGAAGCTGAGGCCAAAATCGCCCAGAACGCGGACGCTATCGCCCACATCCAGCAGAAGGACGTTCAGCAGGACGGGCGGCTTGACGCTCTGGAAGGACGCGCCACGACCGCCGAAGGGCGGCTTGACGCTCTCGATACCAAGACCGACGCCACCAATACCGCCCTGACCGCTGAGACAAACCGCGCCAAGGCGGCAGAGCTTGCAAACGGTGAGCTTATCGCGGCAAACGCGCAGGAGCTGGCCCGGCACTCTGATGAGCTGTCCGGTCATGAGCGCCGCATCTCTGCCCTTGAGACGAAGACCGACGGTCACACCCAGTCTATCGCAGACCTCAAGGCAAAGGACGCCGCCCTTGATACTGCCATTGCCGCCGTCGATGACAAGGTGGAGCACCTTGAACTCATCGACCCGAAGGAATACGCAAAAACCATTGCGCGTATCGACGCCAAAGACGCGGCACAGGACGGCGAAATTACGGCCCTCAAAGCCGCAAGCGCTGACCATGTGACCAAGCAGGAGTTCACCGCCGACCAGAAGCGACAGGACGCTATCGTAGGCGACTGGAAGACGGCGCACCCCACCCAGTCTATTACTCAGTGCGTTTCCTCTATGGAAAGCGAGCTGACCGAACACGCGGGAGACATTGCCAGCTTACAGACTGGCAAGGCCAACAAGACCGACATCCCGGACGTGTCCGGCTACGCCACCAAAGTGTATGTCGATAAGCAGGACGCCACCCGCATTCCCCTTAAAACCGGCGACTATAACAACGCGGCCTCTTCTATTGCTCTGGGCGTTCCTACTCATACGGCAGACGCGCCGACCGGGTGGAGCATCTACGGCCTCTTCCCCTATCCTGTCTTTTCTTACAAAGACAGACCGAGCGTCAATGTCGATGCGACTAAAGGCAAACTTCATCTGTACAAGGCCGACGGCACAGAAGTAACCGTGGCTAATTGGATAACGACCGGCAATGTCAACAATGCATTCGGCGTTCTTGCCCGGCTGGGTAGCGACTTTACCCCCGATTCTCCTTTTTATGTTGTCGTGTACCGGAACAATACCGACAAGTACCCCACTGTAGGTGACGACCCGACCGCCTGACACGATAACAAAGCCCCCGCTCCGGCGGGGGCTTTTCTTTATCTTATTGTAAGAATTGCCAAAAGGAATGAGTCAAGAGCCAGAACGAAAAAAATATACAGCAGACGGGAAAATAAGTCCTTTTCAATCACTGTCCCTATAGCTACTTCCAGCACAATAATAGCCGCGCCTGCAAAAATTCCGCACAGAACCATGAAAATCTCAGACAGATGGGAAACGATAAAATCCAACATATTAACCTAACCTTTCTATGTCGATGTTCTCTGTGTTCACTCCGCCCACTTCATACCGGCGGGGACTCATGACAATCCAAGACGCTGACACGGTGGGTTTTGCGAAGTCGGTGCGCAGACGGGGCGGGGCGTCGTGGTAAGTGAGCATTTGCCCGCCCGCGTCTTCAATAATGAGAAAGTCGTTCAGATTCTCAATGTCATCCTTGAGGGCGGCGACGCCCTCATTCTTGCCAACCCCTGCAATCGTGCTTTCTAGAACGCCGTCACAGTTCCGCGCGGCGTAACATTTGGCATGGAGAAAACGAAACTCCTGATAACCATAATCGGCCTGTGGGTGTTCGTCTTCGGCTACCCCGATATAAACACACTTGCCGTTGTCCTTCTGCACAACGCACTTTCGGGCGATGCACTGCCGCTTGATTTCTTCATTGTACTCATCAACACCCGGGACTTTCTCGCCCTCAAACTTACAGGAATCCGTATCCCAGTATATGACCCTGTCCCAGCCCACAATCTTTAATAGCCGCCACAGTTTAAGGCGGGTCAAGCTGGCTGTCCACAGACCCCAGAGGAAGGGGAAAGTGTTCTTCTTCGTCTGGGCTTTGGTGACTTCGTCATCGGTCATGTCATCAAGGTTCTTTTCCCAGCTCAGTTTCTCGAACTCGATTGCGTCCCCGATGTCTGCCGTGTACTCATCCCGAATTTGCTTCTGTGCCGTTGCACCGTATATAGTGTTCACGCAGATTTTGCTAAAGGCGTATTCCGGGCTACCCTTCATCGTCTCTTTGATACGGAACTTCTCAAGAATCGTATGCCGGAAAGACTCAGGCAGATATGCCAGACGAAATGCGAACGACTCAGCCGCTACCATTTCAGAATAGTTGTATCCTTCCCGGATTCTCTGCCAGTCGTTTGAATCGCAGTATAGCAGGAGCGTCCCTTCTGCGTCCAGAACTCGCCCGTTGTCCTCTTCTCCGATGACTTCACTGTTGATGCACTTACTTCGGCTTATACACGGGTCTGGACATTCATCCTTGATACTGAGTCCAGTGATTGCGATTTTACCGACCCAGCCCATACCCGCATCTATCAGGGCGTTCATGTCCTCTTCGGGGGTATCCTCTGGAAGGTCAAACGGCTTGCCTGTGGGGAACTTCCATAAGAGCTGTTGGGACGGGTGGGCGCTCTTGAAGTCGTAGGAATTACAATTCTTGTAGGTGTACCCCGCTTTCCATCTTGACCCGTGAGTATCGCCCCCTGCCATTGCCTTATATGCTATGAAGGTCTGAGTTTTGGAAAGCGTCAAGGCGTCCTTGATTTTGGCAAACCCTTTATCTCTGTTCAGATTCTTGTTGACTTCCTGTTTGACAAGACCCGTGTTGGTGAGAGGGATTGTTGCTTCATTGAATCCGTGTTCCTTCTTCATCCGCTCTATTGCTTCATACAGTCCCAAGACATCGTTGACGCAATAGGCAAACTCTTTATCATCAAGGGGAGTGTCGGGAGTGCGGTAAACGGTATAATCCAAATCGCCCTTTAACTTTTCGTGTTTGCATCCTTTTGTGGCTCTCGCAAGAGACTTCTGAAACAGCTTGAGTGAATCCCTGAACTCAATGCCGTTTGAAAACTCAAGGGTGAGGGGCTTTCTGCTCTTGGTGTAAAGCGCCTTGCAGTCACCCCAACGAAGCGTTAAAAGCTGAATTAAATAGGTAAACTCATAGCCCAGATTGTGGACGTACAAAACCAGCTTTCTTTTGTCCGTCACGCGCCACTTATCGCAAAGCGTTTTTATCATCTCTGCCCAGTCTTCGAAGTAACGGGGAACTACGACCACACCACCCACGCACGTCTGAAAACTGTATGCAAATCCGTCTGCGTCGCCGTTCGTCGTCTCAATATCAAAGGTGCAAGTAGTATCAATATACTCGACGTGTTTTCCCCTTTGGAAAACAGTGCGCGGCATGAAGTTCATGTAACTCATGAACTCCCCCGCCGTCTCACACGCCATAATATCTTGACTGAATCGCATTATCTTCCCCGCCTGTTCCTCAGCATTTGAAGAATAATTGCACCCTGCATCTTATCTTTTTCTACTCTACCCTGAAATTCTTGCGCAATTTGTTGCAGGTTGTCTATCTGGTTACTGGTGATTGCTTGGTATATGACTTCTGAGCCATACAACTGCTCATTCTTCTCAGTCATGAACCGGTCGAACAAATCACCCAGCTCTTCGGGCGTACCGGTGAAACCCATCTCCCGTGCGCGTTCCACTTTCTTCTCGACGGATTCACGATACCCCGTCACCGTGGACGTTTTCTTTATCATGAACTCCCGGAGACTAATGAACTGTTTTTCAAGCTCTGCCCTAGTCATCTTGGTAACACCTTCCTTGAAGCGGGGTTTCTCCTGCTCTGTCCGCTTTTGAAGCCACTTATAGGCGGGGGACTTATCAGACAAACTCTTCTTCTCCAAGGTGCGAATACGGGTGTTTGCCGCCTTTGCGGCTCTCTTCACAATGGCCCTCAGCTCATCTTCGGAGTACATACGCGGGGCTTTATTGCCGGGTGCGTATGTTCCCCAGTCATGAGAACGGAAAGGGCGACCCTTGCCGCCCTGTTTCCGTGGTTTCTTCGGCTCTGTGCTCTTCGCCGCTTTGGCTGTCGTGTTCTTTGCTTTGCCGCCCTTCTTGCCGCTACTCTTGCGCTTTCTTGCGCCTGCTTCATCGGCTTTCTTGATAAGCCCCGTGTCAGTCAATGCTTTCTTCATGGTATTCACCTCTCTGCCATGTATGTGAATCGAATGCCGTTTTTCTTCGGGGCCACAATCGGAAAATAACCTTGCCCCCGAAGACTATCATACAACGTGTATAATGCACGGTAAACCTCAATACCCTCTCTCACTCGCATTGCACGGGAGTAAACAAACCGCCCCGTCTGCCCGGGCTTTCGTGCTCCATAACAATAGATAAACACCAACATTAAAACCACCCTTTCCACTCTGCAATGCCAACGATGATTGCGCCGATGAGCAGGAACGCCGCAAAAGGCGCAATGCAGGAAAATTGATAAGCTGTCATTACACCCACCCCTTGAACTCCACATCACGGATAACGTCATACGGTATATTAAGAACGGGGACAATCTCACCAGAGTACAGATTGACTGCCTTATCTGGGATGTTCACCTTCAACAGAATCCCGAAAGACTGATTGCACGGCTCTTCCCTGTATTGGGATGCATCCTTATACCTAAAGAATACGCCTGCTGGAAGCTCATTCGCAGATATGGTTACGGTACGCTGTTCAATGCTCACCTTCATAATGTTAAAACTCCCCTTTCGCGAAATAAGCTATCAGTTCATCGGCTTCATAGGTAGGCTCTTGGGACTGAGGGCAACGCCTGATTGCGGTGCATTCATAGACCCTGTGGATATAATAACGGTAGCCGCCCCAGATGCACCGCTCCTTCGTCCCTTCCTTCCTCTTGAGGTCTGCCAGAATCCATGCCCAGCAAGTGGGCTTGATATATTGAATCATGTTGCGCCTCTCATTTCCATCTGCGGTCTAACTCCGCTTCTATCTTGGTAAATACCTCACTACAATCATAATCTTCATTGAAACAAGGACAACTGTCACAGTCCCCGTCACAATGCTTGTAGCGATAACTCGCGTACAAAAGTTCCTTTACGCTTGCCGTTTCGAGATTCAAACCTTGCACCCCCTCATAGCTATGTGGGCCTCAACGTCGTACCGCTGACGGGTCACTTCTTCGAAGTCCCCAAGCTCCACATTGCGTTCCCACACATGAACGACCTTCTCAGCAGAGTTGTATGTGTACATCCTACGGGCGGCAACATACCGCCCCCGTGTGCTCAATGCATTGAGCATCTTATCAGTAAATTTTATCATGCTCAAACTCCTTTCTTTACTGTATACAGTATAGCACATCTGTACACAGTTGTCAACCCCTCTTCCTGAAATACTTCTTGGTGTACCACCTTGCGTCCCTGTTTGTGTACCACGTTGTATACATCAGGCCCGTGTCGAGA